ATTATATATAACTTGTTGTAGTAGTAGTAGTAGGGGCTGTGGAAAAGTTGAAAACCATAAATTTGAAACGCAACATCGTAAAAAAAAAGAATATTTCATTGTTGAAAGATTTGTTGAAAACTTGTTGAAATGTTGAAACACTTTACCAGACTAAAGTCTATTTCGTATAACGATGTTGAAAAGTATGTGGAAAATGTTGAAAAGCATGAGTTTTCCACAAAATGTTGAAAATTAGAATTAAAGGCAGTGCGGCAGTCAGCCGGAAAGTCACGTCATGCTCTTCGTCCGGCGCACCGCGCCGACCGCATGACATTCAAGGCAAAGCCCGATAAAACTTTTTCTCAAAAACCTCTTGACAAAATAGAAAAAGTATGGTAAAATGCAAACAGAAAGAGAGGTAAGGACCATGAAAGCAAAATCTTTATGGCATCTGAGCACAAACGCAATCAGCGAGCTGTACGACAAGGGGATTTACGAGACCAAAAAATACAGATACATAGTTGACCAGTGCGACGGCGAGATATACCGCATCGAAAAGAACCTCCTGGGAACAACGGAAGCACTCGACCCGGACAACTGGATAAAACAGTAAAGAAAGGGAGATAAAATGTACGATAGAGCATATTATGAACTATATAAAAAATACAGAGGACCGGAAACACCGGAAGAATGTGAATATTTCATCCGAAAGCTTTACAGACAGTTCAAAAGAGCATATACTGTAGAGGAGGCGAAAGCCATCACAGAAAAAATCTACAAATACAAAGACCAAAAGGCAGAAATGGAGTTGAAGCAGTGGCAATCATCAGTGTAAAGGAAGTCAAGAACGCCATCAAAATCATGATGGACATTCTCGAAAAACTGGACGCAATCTATCACGCGCTGCACGACAAGGAGGATGACAGCAATGGCAAAACGCACGAAGATGACCAGCAGTAAAGACAAAAAGGTCTTTACTCAGACGGCAAAAAAGACCAAGGCCGTCAACATCAGCCCGAAAAACATGAGAGGAGGCACCAGACTGTAATGCTGAAACGTTATTATGCAATCTATGACAAGGTGGCCAAGACCTTCAGCGGCCTTTTCGAGCAGCAAAACGATGCTGTTGCAAGCAGACTCTTCGAGAGCCAGCAGAAGAACAAGGACAGCTTTATCAGCGTCAAGCCGGAAGACTTCAGACTGCACTACATCTGCACCATGGAGGATGAGACCGGCAAAATCATCGATAACACCAACATGTGCGTATGTGAGGGCAAACCCAATGAGTGAGTTCCGAAGCGCGTACAGCGGACAGGTAAGGCGTACGAGCCTGACCGGCAACGGCCACGAGCCGGAATATGAGTACAAGGTAACGGACAAAGGCCGGGAACTGGTAAAAACCGGCGAAACAGACGTCTATGCACTCATTCAGAGCCGTCTGGACGAGACCAAAATCGAGAACATCATCAAGCGGGCAACATACGACCCGACTGCACTGGGCAGTCAGGACTGGCAGACCGGCAAAACGATGACCGATATTTCGGACGCGCCGACAAACTACCACGAATGGTATGGGCGTATCAAAGACGCGGAAGCGGAGTTTGACAAGCTACCCATCGAAGTCAAAAACAAGTGGGACAACGATGTGGAAAAATACATCATGGCCTATGGAACCCAAGAGTGGGCAGACAAAATGGGCATAGCAAAACAGAAAGCCGAAGCAGAAAAACCGGCTGAAAAAACGGCTGAAAAACCGGCTGAAAAAAGTGAGGTGAAAGAATGAACCGCAACAGTGAATACAACTTTGCAGAAAATCCGCAAGTCGGAGTGAGCCGCAGCCGATTCCAGCGCAACAGCGACAACAAAACGACCTTCAACACGGGCGACCTCATACCGATCTATCTAGATGAGGTATTACCGGGTGATACGCACCAAGTCGATGTTGCCTGTGTGATGCGAATGGCGACACCCATCTTCCCGGTGATGGACAACGCCTTTTGCGACTTCTACTTCTTCTTCGTGCCTAATCGCTTGCTCTGGGAACATTGGAAGGAGTTTATGGGTGAAAACAAGGAAACCGCATGGACACCTAAAACGGAGTACAGTGTGCCGCAGGTGACGGCACCAGCAGGCGGATGGGAGGAAGGTACGCTGGCGGACTATCTGGGACTGCCTACCAAAGTTGAAGGCATCAGCGTGAGCGCTCTGCCCGGCCGTGCATACGGCCTTATCTACAACGAATGGTTCAGAAACCAAAACGTCACACAACCGACGCTCGTAGAGGTAACGGACGCAACCACGACCGGCAAAAACGACGGCAGCGCTACCAACGACAGCGCTATCACGCTGGCAAAACCTCTCAAAGCAGCGAAGGTGTTTGACTACTACACCGGAGCATTGCCGGAGCCACAGAAAGGCGAGCCAATTACTATTCCGCTGGGAGACACCGCAAAAATTTACGCATACGAAGAAAACGGAAGAAAATTCGAAGGAAGTCAAGACCTGTCTAATTTCCACATATACAACGAAGACGAAAAAACAGAAGGACTCACAGCATACCCGGGAAACGTCGTCCTTGGAATGCTCACGTTAAAAACAGACCTCAGCAGCGTCACAGCAGCAACCATAAACCAGTTACGTCAGGCATTCCAGATTCAGAAGCTGCTCGAAAAAGATGCACGAGGCGGCACGAGATACCGAGAGGTACTGCGCGAGCACTTCGGAGTTATCTCTCCTGACACTCGTATGCAGATTCCGGAATATCTAGGCGGCTACAGACTGCCTGTCAACGTGTCTCAGGTTATCCAGACCTCTTCGACCGACGGCACAAGTCCGCTGGGCAACACAGCGGCGTTGAGTGTAACCACCATGAACAAACCTATGTTTAGCAAGTCCTTTACTGAGCATGGTTTCATCATGGGTCTGGAAGTCGTCCGTACCGACCAGACCTATCAGCAGGGTATCGAGCGCATGTGGAGCCGCAAAAGCCGGTATGATTACTACTGGCCAGTACTGGCAAACATCGGCGAACAAGCCATTCTCAACAAAGAAATCTATGCACAGGGCAAAAAGGCAGATGAAGAGGCATTCGGCTATCAGGAAGCATGGGCCGATTACCGGTATAAGCCGAACAAGGTTACCGGACTGTTCCGAAGCAACGCACAACAGAGTCTCGATGCATGGCACTATGCACAGGACTACGAAGCACTGCCCACGCTGAGTACGGCATGGATGGAGCAGAACGATACCGAAATGAAGAGAACACTGGCGGTGCAGAATCAGCCAGACTTCATCGCGGACTTCTATTTTATGAACAAAACAACCAGATGTATGCCGGTGTACAGCATTCCCGGCCTCATCGACCATCACTAAAGAAAGGAGAAAGCCGGGGCAAAACCCGGCTATTTTAATATGTTCCAAATCATACCAGCACTCACGACCGGGGCGAAAGTACTGGGCGGAGTAAGCAGCCTCATAAACGCAGGAACAGGCATTTTTAACGCACTCAAAGGCACATCGGGTAGCGGAGCAACAAGCTCGAGCGGATACCAAACAAGTCAAGGGGCAAGCGGTTCGACCATGACCGGAGAAAGCGGGGTAAACGTAGACCAAACAAAAGACCTCGCAAAATTCTTCCTCGGTCAAAGTCAGCAGGCACAAGGAATGCAGAGCTTGCAAAACAACAAAAACTCTCTCACGGCACTGGGATTAAACACTCTGGGAGCTATCCAGCAGGGCATTTACAATCGTATCCAGCAAGACGCGGCAATGTCCTACAACTCCGCAGAGGCAGCAGCTAACAGAGCGTGGCAGGAGCGTATGAGTAACACGAGCTATCAGAGGGCAATGGCCGACATGGAAAAAGCAGGGCTTAATCCTATACTGGCCTACGCACAAGGCGGCGCAAGCACTCCGACAGGCGCACACGGAACAATCGGGCAAAGCAGCATAAGCGCACCAAGCGTTGGAACGCAGTCGGCAAGTATGCCGACAATCTCCGGCACAATGGCAAACTATAGCCGTCAAAAGGCCGAAAGCTGGTCGTGGACAGACTCGCACGGAGAGCAGCACAGCAACGGTTACAACAGCTATCAGACAGATTTTCCGGACTTGACGCCTTGGCTCAATCAGAATAACAACAGCGCCAAAAAGACAGAAATGAGCGGTGGCAAGACCCACGGCAGCGGCGCAGGAAGAGGCAGATAATGAGTTGTGAAAGACCACTTATCAGAGTATACAACCCAAACGACCACAACATAACAGGGTCAATCATGACCCTAGAAAAATACAGAGAAAGAGCGCATAATCCAACGGCAACATACGAAAGTCTTGCATATCGCAAAGACGTTATGCTATTACCGTGCGGAAAGTGTCTGGGATGCAGACTCAGACAGCGACAAGACTGGGAAACCAGAATGTTGATGGAGTCAAAAACACTCACACCAGCATGGTTTTTTACTCTTACATGGAATCAAGAATATGTGCCAGGAATGATAAGAGCAACAGGCGAACTTATACGTGGAGCAGTACACCAGTGGACAACGGGAGACGCGCCAGAAGTTGTGCAAATCCTATTACAAGAGGACATGGTGCTTTTTAATAAGAGACTCCGAAAAAGGCAAGAAATGTCCGATAAATGGGGTACAGACCTCAGATATTTTTATTGCGGCGAATACGGCGAAACCACAGGCAGACCGCATCACCATGCAATCTATTATGGGTTAGAAATACCAGACCTTAAGAAAAAAAGAGGCAATAATCCATACTTTGAAAGCGAAACAATAGACAAAATCTGGGGAATGGGCAATGTGATAATTGCAGAGGCGTCACCGGAAACAATGGCGTATGTAGCGGGATATGTGACAAAAAAAGCCTACGGCAACGACACAAAACGATACAATGAGCTAGGGCTACCAGCGCCTTACTGCTGTATGTCACGAAATCCGGGTCTAGGATACGACTACTACCAAGAGCACAAAGAGCAAATGTACAAAGACGATGGGTTATACTTTAACGGCAAAAAAAGGCCCATTCCAAGGTACTTTGACAAGATACAAGAGACTGAAAATCCCAAAAGGTTATGGGAAGTCAAAGAAAAAAGGCAGTCAAGCGCAATAAATACACTTAAAGTAAAAATGTCAAACACAGACGTGACCATCGAAGAGCAAGGAAAAATTAAGGAAAAGAATCTCAGAGAACGCTTTAGTAAAGCAAGGGGGATTCTCTAATGGTGTCAGTGGGCCTAATCCTATCAAGAAGAGGATTAGGCCCACTATTTATTTTCGCTTATTATATATAACTTGTTGTAGTAGTAGTAGTAGGGGCTGTGGAAAAGTTGAAAACCATAAATTTGAAACGCAACATCGTAAAAAAAAAG